TCATCAATTCTTATAGGTTTATGAAAAACAGTTCGTTCTTGACTACCATCAACTGTTATGTATTCAGCGACACCACCAGAGCCATCATCTGTTCTAAAAATTATGTCTTTATCATCTGAGGTAGTGGTTATGTAAAAATGACCAGTAGAGTTAGCCATAAAAGTATCAGTGCCATTATGAACAAGTGAGAAATCACCACCTGCGCCAACAGAAAATGTTTTGGTATCTCCATTTATTCTTAAGCCATGTGAAGTTTTGAATATATCAGCACTTGCGTCCCACAAAATGGTAGCGTCAGTAGATGCATCTACCGCATCTTGTATAGTGATACCTGCACCATCAGCAGAGCCACTAGTATCACCTGAGCCTTTATTTAGCGTAATATTTTTATCTTCCACATCCAATGTCGCAGTATTTAATGTGGTTGTGCTTCCTTGAACAGTAAGATTACCTGTAACAATTAAGTCGTTTCCGATAGTCACATCATCAGGCAGACCAATTGTTACTGTTGCTCCTTCTGAGCCACTTCCACTAACTTCAATCTCATTTGAAGTGCCTGAAATTGCCTGAACAAAGTTTCCTGTTGTATCTGTGCCGAGTGCAACTGAGTTTGCTGCAATTGTTAGGGCAAAAGAAGTATCTGCAAGATTTGTAATTGTGCCAGAGCCAGTAACATCACCTGTAAAAGTTAGTGTTGGGTCTGCAACATCAAAATCTAATGTGCCATCACTATCTTCATAAGTAACTGATATACCATTTTCCGTGTTGCTAGATACCATTGCACCAACGATATCTTGAACTCTTTCAGCATTGACTGTGACTGCACCTGATGAAACTGTAAAATCTGTTGAATCAAAAGAGGCCACACCCTTATTTGAGGCTGTTGCATCTTCGGCAGCTATTGTAAGAGTGTTTCCTGTGGCTGATGTGTCTATTCCTTCGCCACCTGCAATTGTGAGCGTTTCGCTATCAAGGTCTATTGCAATTGTGCCACTATCAGACGTTAAATCTAAATCCTCTGCTGTAATCTGTGTATCTACATAATCTTTAACTGCAGCTGAGGTTGGAATTGTGGTGTCATTATCATTACTGCCTATACCCTCTGATTCCAAGATTATGGCAGAGGCTTTGAAGTTATCTACCTCTATATTTGAAACTGTGTTGTTGTCGGCATTAATTGTTTTGTTTGTTAGTGTTTCTGTTGTGCCTGCGACATATGTTGATATTCTTGAAGCTGCTAATTGCTTCATTGTGCCACTATCATTGACAATAAATCGGTCAGCATCAACTATAACTACTGCTGATTCAGAAGTATCACCATCAATTATGTTTATCTCTGCACCTGTTGCAGTTATTGCATTTGAATCATTTATTTTTGGACTTGTTAAAGTTTTGTTAGTTAGTGTTTGTGTGCCTGATAAAGTTACGACTGTGGAATCAATGCTAACAGTTAGGACATTACCTGAGCCTGCAGTATCTATACCAGTACCACCTGCTATGTCTAATGTTTCCGAGTCTAAGTCTATTGACAATGCACCTCCTGAATCACCCTGAAAATCTAGGTCTTGTGCAGTAAGCTGTGCATCCACATATGTTTTGATTGCTTTTGCTGAAGCTAAAGTTGTATCTGTGCCTGCTACTGAAGATATATCAGTATCTAACACACCTGACTTTAAATTATCTACTTCAATGTTTGAAAGGGTATTATTGTCAGCATCAATTGTTTTATTGGTCAAAGTCTGTGCGCCAGAGAGTGTGGCAACAGTTGCGTCTATGGCAACTGTAATTGTATTACCAGAGCCACTTGTATCAATACCTGTGCCACCTGCAATATCAAGCGTTTCACTATCTAAATCAATGGATAAAGCGCCACCTGAGTCGCCTTGAAAGTCCAAATCCTGTGCTGTTAATTGCGCATCCACATAGGCTTTGATTGATTGTTGTGTGACAAGGCCTGTTGCACTATTTGATGACATGTCATCCTCATCAAAAATTTGAGTAACAGTTGCGCCACCAGTAGTAAATTGTAAATTGAATAACTTAGCTGTCAGCGACTGTGACCTTGTGCTTTGACTATCTTCCCATCGTGTATTGTCATGGTCGTATATTAAAAGTGAGCCTGAGGTACTTGCAGTAGAGTCCACCACACTTCTGCCGAGTATAGCGTTTGGACCACTAAGACCTTGTGTTCCAACTGTGACTACAGATATTGCATTGGTATCTGTAATAGTGACAGAATTGATTGTTGAGGTGTCTGATACTGTGACTCTACTTATGGCCATTATCTGCTTACATTACCTCTTACGCTAAAAGTTCCTTCTAAAATCCTAAAAATATTGCTAGAGCCATCAACAATCTCTAAATCATATACGCCATCTTGCACACTCAGGTTTGCAGTGTCAGAAGCCGATATAGTTAAAGTAACAGTTCCTGCAGAGCCACCTAATGCTATCCTGCCATTAGCTGTTGTTAGTGTTAATATTTCTGATGATGAGTCTTGTTCGGCACGTAAGTCCATCTCTGCACTAGCGTAGCCTGTAAGATTTATTACTGTGTTGGAACTATCTTTAAGCGTTAAAACTTTGCTAAAGGTAGCACCTTGTTCTATTGTGAAATGATGAAAACCTGCACTCATATTTGTCCTTATAAAATATGGTATCTACCATTTCAGCATCTGCTTTCTCTAGTTTACATCAACAAAAAGTGTGTGGGAACTAGAGATATGAAATTCTTTCTAAGGAGGGGAAGCTCCCACACTAACTTTTTTTCTTAGTGGATTTTTTAGTTTGTCCTGATTTTTTTGGAGCTTTGCCACTAACATAGGCCTCATTGACATCAGGTGTGTTTGGGTCATCAGCAATATAATGTCCTTTGTCATTTCTTGCTCTGACTGGCTCTGCTTCCTCAACCTCTGAAAGTTCTTCTTCTTTAATCTCTATAGCCCAACCATTGCTGACGAAAGTTTGCATTAAATCTTGTTGCCATGATTCTTTTGCTTCAACTTTTTCATCTAACACATACAATTTTTGTGTTAGTCCTAGCTCGTCATTGCTACCTGCTTTTGGAACAATTATTTTAAATTTTTTAGACATTTTTATTTACCTCTTAAATAATCTCCTAAAGTTTTCATGGGTTTTTTTGGTTTATTTCCTTTACCCATTTGCATAGGTTTTTTTGGCTTTTTGGTCATATCTTCTTTTCTTTTCGGTTTCTTTTTTCTTTTATCTTTATCCATGTCGTAATGGTATGGCATTTTATTTCTCCTTAAAAGTGGGAGGCCGAAGCCTCCCAAATTACACAATTACTATGCGTTGTGTGCAGTAAATGCATTGTCGTCGGAATGTCTTGCATGACCTTTTATAATCATTGCGCCAAGAGGTGTTCCATTTGAGTGTGTACCAGTTTTTGCTAATACAACCCTTAGATATCTCTTACCACCAACATAACCAACTCTGAAAATACCACCTGCAGAGTCTGGGTCACCACCAGTAGTACCATCTAACTTCAAGAATATTCCACCTGAGGCAATAGTACCATCAATAATGTCAGCCTGTACAACGTCTGAAAATGATGAATTGTCATCAGAATGCTCTAATGAAACTTCAAAAAATACAGAACCTGATAGGGTATCTCCTTCTGCGCCCACATCTACTAATACAGTTGCTGATTCATAACCTTGTAAATCAACGCCAGTACCATTAGCTGCTGCTGTTCTAACTGCTGCTGCTAAAGAAACAACAGGTACGATATTATTACTTAAATCTTTCATGTGCTATTTCTCCTTAACTTGCAACTTTTTGTTTAACAATGGCTTCTGATTGAATAACTTGTCCACCAACCCTTCTTCTTGCAACATATCTAATGTTACCTGATGTAGCTTGTGTGAATGGGTCACGTAATACTGCCATTGCGATTCTATCTACAATCATATACCCACGATTGAAGTCACCAAATGCTATTGGGAAATTGTTTGCTCCCACACTTGGCATATCAGTAGCTTGGATATATGGGAATCCTAATATTGAATTAGGCACTCCACTTGTTAGCATCATTCCTGCTTGGAATACATACTGTCCTGCTGTGTCTTTTAGTTTTCTAATTTCAGCTAATGTGCTTCTGTTGAAAACAAAACTTGCATTTCTGCTGTATTCTGATTTGATGCTGTGTACTAATGAAATAAGACCATCTCCTGTCAATGCAGAAGCTGCTCCACTGTTTACTTCTGAAACATTTGAATTTGTCATAAATCCTTCTGGCTTTCCTACAGCATTACCTGAAACAAATGCTGTGCCTTCTGCTTTCGCAAACTGCTCAGAAAATTCTGATTGCATTTCAGCTTCTAAGTTAAATACTGAGTCTTCTAAGTCTTGCTCAGAAATATCCACCATAGCGTAATACTCGTGTGCAGGTATTTCTTCAAGACCTACTAAATAGCCTTCTGTTTCTGACCTTGTGCCACTTTCAGCAACCCACTGCGCTGCGAATTGTCCAGTTCTTTTTGGAATCTGAATGCTTCTTTGTGCAGTCTGTCTGACTCTGGCAATAGACCTTATAGGGCTTATTTCAGTTACAGTTTTAAGTAATTCCCTAACGTACTCTGGTGGAGCTAAATAGCCACCTGTGGAGTCGTTAGATACAGTTAATGCTTTTTTCTCTACTTCAGTAAGACCTTCAAGACCTTTTCTGCAGTAGCTGTCAAAAGCCATAAGAGTTTCATCAATTTGCTTCGCTTCCATTCCTGAGTTTGGACGCTTTATGAGAGTTTCTAAGTTAGAAATCTGCTCCTTGATATTCTCTTGATTCGCTTCGGCTTGAGTTATTTTCTGGTTTATTGGCTCAAATGCGTCCATCTTTTCTTCAATTTTCGCAAGTTTTTCGTCAAGTAAACCATCATAACTCTTACCTTTTTCTAGTGCTTCAAGTTTCTCGTCATTAGCTTTTTTGAATTCCTCAAAAGCGTAGCCGATATCCTCAATTGCACTCTTTACTTCATTATCCATGAGTTAATTTCTCCAAGAGTTAAAAATTTTTCCTAAATTTTGTACAGCTTGTACTAATTCAGCATCTTGCTCAACCTCTCGTTGAGTAAAAGCGTCATGCACTGCTTTTGCAGCAATTTTTGATTCAGAACGTGAAAGATTGAAAGCATCTCGCATTCCATTTTCCCATTCCCTTATTGAAACATCTTCTCCTTTCACTTGCCTAATCCTCGCATCAGGATTCATAGGAAATGTTACAAGCGATATTTCCATAAGTTCTACTTCTTCAAGCATACGTTTTTTTGTACGCTTGTCGTAGTAAGTTGCTTTCGGATTCGGTTTGAATCCAATACTAAGACCATCTAATGCGCCCATTTTTAAAAGTTCAAAAGCATCTCTTCCTGCTCCTGTTTTTAAAGCTAAACGCCCTTTGACAAATAATCCGTGTTCATCTTCTTTAATTGATTCAAATACACCTACTGGCATATCTGATTTGTGTTGATATAAAAGTTTTACAGCTTTTGCGCCTTTTTTTCTTAAGGACTTTCTAAATGCTCCAGAAACAACTACATCATTTCCTAAATCCGCCTTGTTAAAGACAGACGCATATCCTTCAAAAGTTCCTTCCTCATTTTCTTCATCTTCTTTGATTGTTTTAATTTCTGTTTTAACAATGAAAGGCTCAATGTCAAAAAGTTCCTCTACATTATCAAGGTTTGATTTTTCATCATCTTTAACATCTTCTCCTATTAATCTGACATAATCAGTGTGAGTTTCACATGGCATATATATTTTTCTGCCATTTTCGTCATGTGAGTGAAAACCCACACAACCTATTTCTTCTGCCCTTGCTTCAGCTTCTCTCTGCGTAGTAAAGACATCCTTTCGTAATTCTCGTTTGGATTCTGAGGATTCTTCCTCTTTTGATTTGTACTGACTAGAACAGATTGCCATTCTTTGGTTTGGTTTATATTCGTCTGTCATCGTTTTATCTCCCATACACCTTGACATAAACTGTTGCCTACTTTCGCTTGGTTTAGGTTTCGGTATAGGCATTTAACTATATATAGTATTCCAGTTTGTATCCTAGCACAATAATCACTGCTTAATCAAACCTAAATCTTCCTCATCAACATAAACAACTACACACCTACAATTTATTACATTTCTTGCTCCACCCTTTGGGTCACTTGGAAAAGACATTGGTGTGCCATTAATTTGAAAATCTTCGTCCATAGGTCTTACTTGTCCATTTGCTCTTGCATGACTATCCCTAGTTCTTGCATCTCCCACTGATACCCACCTTTTTAATAGTCTTTGCCCTAATTGGTCGCTAATCTTTTTGTTATAAAAATGTGATGCATGTGAAGCAGCGCTATGTGTTTCTGTCCTTGCAATACGTGCTGCCCTCATTGGACTAAAACCCTTTATAGCCTGTTTTATTCCTTTTTCAATATCTTGTAAAGCTAGGTTTTGCCCTCTCAACTGCCTGATTATTTTCAGTATTGCATTTGATTGGTTTAATGTTAGTGTTTCAAAAATAAAAGTTCGGTCTGCTAAATATTCTCTGTAAAGAATTTCAAACGTGATTTCGCTACCATGACTTGTAAACTCTAAATCTTTTTTATCTGGGTCATAAAGTGTTATGTTGTATTTGATTATGTTTTCAAAAATCCTTCTTAAGTTTTTATCAATAATCTCAAGTAATTGGAAGCCAAGTAGTCTTGCATTCGCATCAGGCGAGTAATCCAAACCCATACCCATCTCAACTGCTACTTTGTCTGCGTTTTTGTTAAAGACTCTCAACAAATCTCTATAAAACATTTTTTCCAAATTATTACGCAGTCTTAATTGGTGTCGTATCTCATACCGAGCATTAAATCTACGCTGCCGATATCTTTTTCTATTTAGATGATAGTGGG